TCCGTTTGCCGTTATATCACCAGTAAAGAATCCATTACCCGATTGGTCAATAGACGCCTTAATAGTACTGCCAGTCTTAACATAAATAATTCCACCGTCTGATTCAATGTCGCCAGTGGCTTTCATATAACCATCTACTTGAATACCGGCCTGGAACCAATACAATGGTGTAGAGACCACGGATCCTGAAAGAATGTTGAATGTGCCGACAGGTAAACCACCAAGAATCGTGCCACCCATATACGCATTGCTGTCAGCGGCTTGGTAAGATCCTGTTGGAAAAAACTTGTTACCGTTATAAGTATCTAGTTGACCTTGACCGTCAAATGATATAACACCGGCCGCAGAAACGTTAATGCCGTCTCCACCAGAAAACGCAGCTCTTGCTCTTGCGGTGGTATGATAAAGATTTGTTGAACCTTCCGATACATCATCGGTACTTAAACCAGCTCCGCCTGGACCAATTGTTAAACTACCTACTGTAAGGTTTTCAGTAACAACTGCGTTTGGAACTGTTAATGTACCTGCTGGTGATAACTGAAATTTGTTCGCTCCAGCACCAGTATCAATAATAAAGTTACCTGGGTTAGAACTCTCTAATCCAACATCCCAAGATAAACTGCCATCGGTAAATCTTACCTGTCCACCTGTACCTGCGTACTTAAACGTTGCGGTTGTCGCAGAAGCACCTGTAATTAATATTGGACTATTAAAATCAATTGTTCCGCCACCACTGACCGCTGAAATTGTATCTGAACTAAGTAAAGTACTTGCCACCAAATTTGTAGCAGTAAAAGAACCTGCTAATATAGCATCGCCGTTTGTAGTTTCAGGCGAGCTAGTACTTGCCGTTATTACATTAACTGCTAGTGCATCAACCAACGCATTAGTTTTCTCTAACCAATTTTGGAATGTTTGTGCGGTTGTAATATTACCTATATTTCTTGACATTATCTTTCTTCCAGTTTTTCAATTCTTTCGTATATATCAATAATAGTTCTCTTGATATCCATAAGATCTGTTTGGATCTTATCTACTTTGCGATAATAGTTCCGCTCAACCTTATATTTATTGAGAGCCGCTGCATCGGTACTAAGAATAGCCCCGGTTTGTGTGTCTCTATTAATAGTATTCATCATTTTTCTCTAGGTTAATGCTATGCCACGATAATCTTTTAAGGTAGGTGCATTGTGAATATTTGGTGATAACATATCTATACGAATTTGGAATCTCTTGAATCCTTCGAATACCCCTGCCTCACTCGTGTAAGTAAAAGGACCGCTAGCAACAGATCCAGTTTTATTTGCGCTTGGGATCTTATATTTGAACTCTCTGAAATCCAATAGGTTTGAAATGGTAGAATAAGATCCTACACCTTCAAATAACTCCAACTCAGTCCAACCCAAATTGTCGAACTCATCGAAGTCGTAACCGTTTTGGGCTTTAACATAAACCTTAACGTTACTTCCTGTAGGACGATATGCAGACAGAGTTAATTCAAAATCTTCAGCATCAAGGTCTTCAGCCAATTCAATCTTTCTACTAATATATTTTGCTGTTGTTGCTGAATCATTAGTTATTTTATATTGATATGCAATTAATTTAGAAGCTTCAATATCAACGAATGGTGTTGACGTAACATTACTATCGTTCGTCATGCCAACATTGAACAAAAACTTCTTCGAACCAGTAGGATCATTCGATTTGCTATAAATGATCACACCTTTCTCAGAGAAGTGGTTGTTATCATTAAACTTCATTGGTTTCAGATAAGTACTATTAATATCAGTAGGAGGAACAAATTCACCTGAAAGAACCGTTCTTGATAATGAATCATTTGCCTTCATAATCATCGGTTGAACGTAGCTTAAGTTGATATTATTAATTGACGCAATGTTAGCAGATGAGCCACTGTCTAATCCTTTAATTATTGCACCAGCGGCGAACATATTATCAGATGATGCTGAAGAAGCAACCAAGTGAAGTTCATATGGATTTCTTTGATAATCGTATAAATCCAATTGGCCGGCAACTACAGGCAAGTGAGTTGCTGCACCGGCTGTACTAGTAGGTGTTTCTAATATAACTTCAGACGCATTTGTAATAGAAGCAATCTTATGAATTGCGATAGCTCCGCCTACTGTTAATTTAATATAATCGCCTGCAGAGTAATCCGTACTCATATTTTCGCCGGCTGTTAATGTCTTAGAACCTACTGCCGTAGTAATTCCATTACCACCAGTAAGTGTCTTTTCCTGATAAATTAATTCACCTGGAGTAAATCTTCCTGTTACCGTATCTAATGAAAAGAACTCGTGATTGTTGTTTGTTAACTTAACAGTACCTTCCGTAGAATTAAAGTTGTGTCTTCTTATATTAAACTTAACATCTTCATCTTGGTATGATTTCCAAGCAGAGTTATTCGTTGAAGTAAATAGAACACCGTCACCCCAATCCTGAGTAATTGCGGAACCTTGATTTGGGCCCGGAGATAAATCAACACCACCTACCTTAGAAGTGTATATAAGATAGTTAGGGTCTGACGCATCAGGCTGAATAACAAACGAATATTCTTTTTCAACATCCAATCTTACCGGAGCCTCAAAGGTAAACGTAGTTCCCAATGAAGCATCTTCTGATACATTTACAGCAGAAGGTAGTTTATGTACCGCAGAGAATGGCAATATCTGATTCGTAGGATAACCATTTACAACTTCTCTTATTTGAAGTGTGACGCCATTTAGAGCAGTAGCTGCGTTTGCACCAAGATCTGTTTGTGTAGGTTTACGTTTGAAGAATACTTCAATATCAGATAAGAAAACCGAATTAGAACCTGCGCCCATACCTTTCTTAACAAAGAATGTTTGTGCAAGTGGATCTCTACCTCGAATACGTCGAGCAACGTTTCTTGTTGTCGTTGTTGTATTTACATCAAAGTTTGGAGATCTTGTTGAAGTTGTTAAGGCTGTTTTCTCAACGCTGAAGTTATATGCTCGATATGTAACAAATCCTTTTGATGTAGAAGCACTAGCGATACTGTTATAAGAATTAACATCCACAATTTCTAGTATTCTATCACCAACAAAGAATGTTTCTGCGGGTAAATGGAACACTGCTCTTATTACACCGTTTGCGTCTGTTGTCACAGCGGCACCTTTTACGCCGTATCTGCCTACTTCTCCAACGCTATTTGCTGTAGGAGAACCAGGTAGTACATGAGCATCAACGTTAATACCATCAAAGAAAAAGTAATGTCTTTGGCTAGGTCTTAAACCTGACATATAAACTTTAATATCTTTTGATGCCATATATGGTTGGAATCTAAAGTCAGAAACAAATTCGCCAACGTTCGTTACTACGGTACTATTGCTATCAATTGTAATTTCACTTGATCTTGTCGTTGTAGTTATTGTTTCAGTTCCTGCACCGCGCCTTCCCGCTCTACCTTCATCGGCCCTAAACTGAGTTGTGTTTGTTGTATCCGTCATAGGTAAGAATGCTTGAATCTCATCAACAAATTCTTGGAACGGTGTCGTTAGATCAATATCAATCGAAGCTGGGTTAACAGTTGTATCGTAAGCAGCATCGTAAGGTGGAGATATAACACCATCTCCTACATACCTATAAAAGTTACTTACACAATTTCTATAATCAGTAGCATAAGGTTGATTAATAATACTAACGTTCGAGTTTCTCCCGAGTGTTGCCACCTTACCATCATCAGTAGACGGGAACACCGAAGCTCCTGTTGCTGAATCATAAATCAAATCCAGCGGGAATGTTTTCAACGAAGGAGTTAGTATCTTCGAATTAAATGGAACCGAAGCATTAAATTGTGGATGACGAACCTCAGATAATGACAAGTTATTAAATGGATCTACAACAAACCCATTCTTAAATCTATTCAAACCGTTCTCATCACGAACAATAAGGTTAGAAGTATCTGACTCTAATTGGTTTAATGAAATATAATATGCCATGTTATCAATCTTCTTCTCTAATGAATGAAGATCTTTCATGGTATAATTTTTAACACCAGTTGAACGAGGTTTAATTGCGTATCCGTTTCTATTAAGAACATCTGCCTGCTTCTTAGACAATGCAGGAAATGTTGGAACCTCTACATTGGCGATCGCTAATTGGTCTGTAGTTAACTTTGGAGGAACTGCATATTTTTGTTCTTCACCTTTAAGAATACTAATCTCGCCGTAAGAATCACACACGATAGTATCAATTCTTGTAAGGTAATATTCCAAAGATGTTTGTAAAGATTGTTGAGCAGCAGGTACAAGCGGCGCACCAACAGTAGCAAACGTCTGCGCGTATTGGCCGACAAGAGTAGTAACTAAAGCCTCTGTGCCTTCAGTTGTACTATAACCTGCATTTGTATCTTTATCAATGTATGCTCTAAAATCGAAACAATCTCTTAAATTATATGCTTGACCTGATTCTGATACATAAGATGGAACATCGTACCCATTTATATTATTGGGATAACTATTAATTGTATAGAAGTTTTCACCAGTTGATGTATTTGGTTGGAAACATTCAAGATTAACTCTACAAGCTCCAGTCGGTATTGGTCTTCCTTCAATATACTCAAGATAAGATATGTCGTAATAAGTATCTTTTTGATTTGGTTTTAATCTAAAGCTTGCCGTGAAATCTTCATTAGCTCCACCAGGTCCTGTGCCAACACTGTATATTTCTTTTATTTTAAATACATCAGGCAAGCCTAAACTATATTTTGATCTAACAACGTTGGTAGGTATTCTAACCCAAGTATCTCTTAAAACTTTATTATAAGGTGAGATTCCACCAGATGAACCAACCAATCTCTTATTATAAAATACTTCAACCGATCCAGTTACACCTGAATCAATAACAATATTAAGCTGTGAATTGTTAAGGGCAGTAGACTTACTTAAAACAGGCCATTGTGTTGCTGTCTGAACAATAAGAATATCATCGTTAAGACAATTAAAATCTTCACCAGGAGCAGCCGTTAAAGTGATCGTACCAGTAGTAGCGTTTGCTGTTACTTGAGCTCTTACAGGAATGAGCGTATCGCTTGTGCTAAATACTCCGTTTACACCTGTATCAAAGAGAAGCGCCTTTCTGGCTGTCTCATTAATGATTGGCGAACCGCTTGGTCTTGTCTTAAGATTTACTTGACCGTTACCATTAACACCAGCGATGATTTTTGTAATCTCACTTAAACTAACAGCACCATTAAAGTTCTGTGAGTTAATATAAATTCTGTTAGGAGTAATATTTTTAACTCTTACCGCACCAGCAGATTGAGATGAAACGTTTTGAATATCGAAAGGGTTATTAACTGTAAGATTAAGATAGCCGGCAAAACTATCTATTTCAAAATAGTTTCCGTATTCCATCGCAACATTTTGGTTTGCGACTGTTTCTGTTGTTGTGATTTGGTCAATTGCAAAAGCACGGTCGCCAGAATTTTCTACTCTGTAACCTTTAACATACGCAATACCTGGACCAACAACTACTTGAACTTCGCTATTAGCAGATCCTTCGGGTATTCTATCAACTGAACTTAATGGGAACTGTTCTAGGATATAGTTACCTGATTCCTCGTATGTCCTTCTCGCGATTTCTTCGCCAAGAACATTGTATTGAGAAACATCTCTTAATGTAACTGCGTTACCATTTTGATAACGAATTAATGTAAAGAAGTCAGGATCTGCGGCCGCAGTCGATGTTTCTTTAACAGTTAATGTAGGAACAAGTTTTAATCTATCTGCACCTGGTGCATTTTCGTTCTTCGCGCCGTTTGCATTATCGAATAACGACGAATCTTGTAATGAATTAACTAAGCTTTCAGATACAACATAACCTACTGATTTGTCGTCAGGCGTTTTACTATATTTTTCAACAACTAATCTCTGTTCTGAAACAAAGATAAAGTGTCCTTTTTGGAATATAATACCTGGGGCAGATTCAATACCAAAGGATCTACCTACGACAGGATTGCCGCTAGTAGGTATACCATAAACACTCAATCCTGAAGTAATAACAGCATCAGTTGCTAAGTCGTTATCTGTAGTTCCTCTTTTATATTTGTATCTTGTAATCGTTAACGCTTCACCGGCTTGGAATTGAGTTTGGCCTAGAACACCAACGTTTACATAGTTAATAAAAAAAGTATTTAGATTTGGCGGTCTTGATTGAAAACCCGAGGCAGCTTGAACAATCTGAGCTCTTAACTGAGTTGAAGTACCTCTCACTTCATATACGTAATCAAGCTCAACGTCTCGACCGGCAATTGTTTCGGTAGCAGGACCACTAATATATGCCAGCGGATTAAAGTTAGCAGGACCGTCGTTAAGTTTAACAAATTGAAGATCATCAAGTTCTGTAAAGTTACATCCCTTAACAATTGAGCCTTCTTTAAATATATTATCGCCAAACGACTCGACCTGATTTTGAAGCATAGTCTGGAGTTGTGTAAGTTCTCTTGCCTGTATTGCGTATCCAGGTTTGAACATAACTCGATAAAATTGCTTCGCGGGATCGTAATCATCGAAGTACGGCGCTTGGTTTAAATCTTTATTAATAGGCATCTTTACTTATGTTCCTTAAAATTCCAATACAAACTTAAATTCTTCTCTTGAGAGGTCAGTCCTTGCTAACGGGAAAAAGTCCTCCATGAAATAAACTTCGCCTGTTCGTTGTATGTAATCTGAATAGACAACATTATCTTCTATAGGATTATTTATTGTTATTCTCTGACCTGTGTCTGAGATTAGTGCAAGATCGATGTTAAAAGATGTATCGCCATTCCCAATGAGCTTGTTGTTTTGGTAAGGGCCAAGATATTCTGCTAAATAAACGGTATTTGATACTGAATCAATCTCGTGCACTTGAGCTATAAAGGTAACATCGTTATTTACATCAACTTGCGTGATAGTGCTGTTTGCATTTAATCTGCCGTAATCATCCGTTGTAATTGCGATTCTATTATCGAATACATCAGGCGCTGGCGCAGTGTTTGCTTGGCCACTTCTCCAAGTACCTCCACCTATATCTTTAAACGTTGGAGTTCTTACAATACCTAAACAACCATAAGTGTTTGTATCGCCGATCTTTGTATTATCGTCTGCGGTAATATACCCATACATACCAAAGTGTTTACATCTTAATTCATCAATTAAATTATAAGCGTGTCCACCCTTAGGTTCAATTGATGGTCGTACTACCGCTCTCACGTCGGTTGACTGAGCATTCTCTGGATCGAAATCAACTGCAGGATCAACAACTGTCGCAATTGCATTATTATATCCTGAACCCGCATTAAGCACAATTACTTTATTTACAGACCCGTTAACCATCTCAGGAATTGCTACTGCACCAGCTCCATCCCCTTTAATATCTATTCTTGGGAATATTTTAATGCTTGCATTTGACAACATACCAGCAACAAAGGCATCGGATAGTGCTTCAAATGTACCACCACTTGTATACGGAGTAAATCCAGTTCCATCAAGATTTGCTGTAAGTTGTGGAGTCGATTTTAATTGGAATGTATCAGCATCTATAATATCAGCATAATAAATGGGGTCGCCGGTTAATTGATTTATATTTAATTCTGTCATGCCGCCAACATCTCTAAACGTAACAGGTTGTCCGTCTACAAGACCGTGGGCAGTCGAAGTAATAACAACTGGGCTTGCGTTAGTTGCAGCTTCAACGTTACGAATGATTGGTTTTGATAATTCGCCAGCAACTCGTATCTCTGCTTTACCTGAGGATGTATTTAGTTTATAATATTCAATTTTAAATAGATTCGTAACACTTGAGCTTGGGTTTGTTGCGTAAAAATATTGACCTGTATAATATTGATCTATCGAGGACCAATCTTGTTCCGCAGGATCAATCTGTAAACCAACAAGGCCATGAACAGCAAATCCGTTTGTTCTTCCATAGAGTCTATCAATGATTCCATTCTTTTCTGTATATCCTTGATTTGAGTCTGCGTTTGTAACTATAATATCAGATATGCCGCCGCCGTATGCATATGCTGGTTCGATAACAGCAGCAGGATCAATTGGTATATAACCCAACGCATTGTATCCTTCGAATTGTAACGCACTTAGACGATACATATACTTCCATACATATCCTTCGGCCGTTTCATAAATTTGTTTTGCGTTTGCCGAGTCAAAAGTAGGCGGAGATTCAGCACCTACTCCGTTCCCGTTATTTAAACATTTATATACACGATAATCGCCAGTATCATTATCATTAGGACCAACAACAGCATAGAACTTTTTATTAGTCAAATCAAGTGAATCATCATACTGATCATATATCACGCTTCTTTGCCAAGGATAATACTTTATCATAAAATTAATATCAGCATTATTAATTCTTTTACCAAATAAAGTTTTTTCTAAAAATTCATTTTGTGAAGTAGCAGAGTCAAGCGGTGTCATCCCGCCAATTGTTGAAACGAACATATAATAATCATCATTCAGCTTTGCATCAGCTATGAATAACTTATTTACGTCGCTTTTAAAATTATTTGTTAAAATTTCTGGCATGATTGTGCTTTCACTCTATATTTTAGTTTATTTATTAGAAACATCTTAGCCTCTTATTCTTATTCTTGGTCGAGGATAAATGAGGCCTAACACCGGTCTTGCTTTTGCATTTACTTTTGGAAAACCTAAACCAGTCTCAGGTCTTTGGTTTATCCATCTCAGCATTTTGTTTGGCGCACCGTGTAAACTGTCTGTACTCACACCACTTGTTAGCCCATCGTCATCCATCATATCAGCGTTTGCATTTTTAGTTATCCAATCCAAAACGTCTGCTTGGTTCATCCCTGGATTACTTTCTAATAATAATGCAATCAAACCAGTAACTTGAGGAGCGGCCATACTTGTTCCACTCTTCTTTTGGACTACATAATTTGAATCTCTTGGATCAGTAGCTTGGCTAACAGCACGGACACTTGATACAATACCATCACCGGGCGCAAAAATATCTACGGCATTGCCAACGTTTGAATAAACTGATCGGCCATCGTCGATATTAATACCAAAGGCTCCTACGGTAATCATTTGAGTACCTGCTATACCTTCAGGACCGCCAATTCTATTATAGTAATAAGTAGCAAAAGACGAATCACCATCCTTATGAAAGTATATAATATTTTCATAATCTTGATCACCAGACAAACATTGTTTCTGATTGGAATTTCCGGCTGAAACAACCATTATAATTCCTTCACTAACACAATCTTCGATATCTGATACATAGAATGTAGATGTTGTACCAAACGACCAATTACCAGCGCCATCCATAGGAAATCCTCTTGCCTGCGCTTCAGCAATAGTAGGGTCTCTAAATTCATCGTCATATGGTTGAAACTGCCCACCACGATAAAAGAACCCAGCGATTCCATCGTAGGTGCCGCTGGTTATAACACTTGCTTTACTTATGCTTTGTCCCCAACTATTATTACATACGGTTGGATTTCTTTTTCCTGTTGCTGGATTAATTTCTTTTGTTCTATGCCATAATCGTATATAATCAAAATTAACCGATGAAGCTAGTCTTATACCATCATGGTTCCTGTCTGTCGCAAGACTAGCTTCCATGCTGTAAATATTTGCTTCTCTTGCCCATCCTAAACGATTACCCGCAGCGGTTCCTGCTACGTGTGTTCCATGATCACTATCTGTAGTATCAACAATACTAGACATGTCATAAGAAAAGTATCCATCGCCCACGAAAAGACCTAGCTCAGATGCTAGAGAAAACCAATTAAATGGTTTAAGTCTTGAAGCACCGGTTGGTGATGGGAAGTAATAAGCCTCGCCTGCGTCAGCATCTTTTAATATATCTCTCAATATAGCAAAATCTGGTTTGCTTAATACTGGTTCAAAATATAATTTAAATAAAGCATGCCCTAACGGATTGTTTGTTAACATACCTGCCGGAGTCTTTAATGAATCAGACCATTCAGGAGATAAACTTCCGCCATCCCAGAATGTACTCATATCCCACATCGACCAGTTGAGCAAATACATATATTCTTTATAAGCTACTTCTGCCGCATCGGCTACAGTTGCCCAATCGGTGGCATAACCAGACGGATCATATAAACCAGCGTCAATAGCTTCTTTCATGGCAAGGTGCAAATCGGTAGTTTGCCAATTAACGTTATTAGTTGCTACCCAGTTCAGTGCAGTTTCAGACCCAGGAACAGCTCCCATAACTCCGAATAAATGTATAGTATGAAATAGGTGTTCTATTAATTCAGAAATGTCATCATCACCAGTTGGAGGATTTGGAGATTGAATATTATCATACCAAACCATATCGTTTGTAGCATGCGCATCTAGGAAAGCCTGATAACCTGAATAGCTAGGGATACCTTCGTCCGTTAAAAAGTTTGGTGAATAAGAACTTCCGCCGCCGTAAGCTACTCTTTGCGCTGCAGGTAAACCAGCGTGAACTGTTCCTACATCACCCTTAAGGGTCTTTACGAGATTAGCCTGATAAGATGGATTAACAAGTGGATAAGATGGGTCAATTAAAAGCGTTACGACTCTTGCGACTTTGTCTGCCCAAGCAGCCGGCACCGCTGATTGTCCACCTACTGCACCAGCAACTACAATTTTAAGGCCGTGCACTGTTGCTGACCTATCAAATACTCCACCGTTAGTATTATCACTAACAAACGCCGTTGAAGAATAATCCGCCATTGAATCGAGATGTTGGAATTCTGGATGTCCAAACGATGTTTTATCTATTAAGCCATCGTTAATTACAACGTCAACATTTTTACCTGATGCGGTAATATTAAAAGCACCTGTAACTGTATCTGATCCGCTCCATGGAGTAGTCCCAACATTGGATCTATATAAACCCCAGTTCTGATCGTCCGATGTTGCGGCAGCGTAACTTCTTTCCCAGTCGCCAGAATTCTCATACCCGTTAATCGTTGCCGGTGGTATATCTTCTACCGCAATTACATCTCTTACTCTTTCGTCTAGTGATAGGTATTTTGCTTCTAACGGAGTAAGCATGTAGTTTGTGTTACGACTTATAGTTCTCCTTAACGTTAATTCTACAGATCTACTAGGAATGAACAGGTCGCCACCAGGAGTTTCCATGTCATCATAGAAACCCGGTAAGTCTTCGTGTCTCCAAAGAGTGACGATGTGTTCTTTTTGCATTTTAAATTAAGCCTCTAATTGTAGAATTTCTACGGCAACCGTGATTGCGGTTGTACCACCACTTTTGTTTCTTACTGTAGCTGGAATATTTGTAGTTGGTGTGCTTTCTAAACTATAACCGATTGTTCCAGGAGATAGTCTTACTCTTTGAGCACCTGTAGTAATTACTTCCGCAATAACACCAGCATCTGGAGTTGGATCAGTACCTTCGCCTCGTGAAGCATCGGCGGTTCGAGCTGCGACATCTGTATAGAGTGTTACCCAAGCAGCGGCAGACGTTGTAATTGTATATAAAGCGTATCCTTTAAATCCAGTAATGTCAATGTTAGCAGAAGCAGCATTAGGAATTGAAGATGTTGCTTGTGATGGAGAAATACGACTTGGTAAACTACCACCGCCTGCAGAAGGATCAGCAATAGTAATCGTTCCTTTCATTGCAGAATGATTACCACATATATATTCGTAAGCACCACTTATTGAGCCTGGCACTTTCCAATAAAGAACACCACTTGTTTTTGCTTGCGCGGCGGAACCTACTGTTTTAGTTCCATCAGGTGCAACATGAACAAGACCTGTATCATATGCTATATCATTGACTGTTTGAATTTTAAATGGATGAGAACCCAGCGCTGTTAAATCGAACGCGATTGTTTCGCCTGCATTTACATACATTGTTGGATTATCTGTTGTGCCATAATGATCTGAACGATATGCGCTTGTATTGTTATTAGTCATAACATGAACAGTTGATGCAGGATACGCAATATCATGTACATCTAAATCAGCAAGTGCAACTTCAGTTAGTTCTGAGAAGGTTGAAGAGCCACCGCCACCTGATTGAGCAACCCAAGCATAGTCAGAACCATTCCAAGATAATACTTCGTTAGAACCTGCACCGCTTGTATTTAAATGCGTATCAACTGCAGCATTGTTATATTCTACAACCGATAGTTGTCCGGCGCTTGCGGTAATACCTGTACCTGCGATCGCTGAAACAAAATCAGCAACGGTTTCTTTCTTGGATGTACCTGAATCGTCAGCATCAATAAACGCAATACTATCAGCGGTTATCGCAATATCCGCGGCGGCTAAACTGTTCAGATCTGTACCGCCACCACCCTCACCGCCTGATGAACTAATTGTAATAGTATCAGCAGATGTATTTGCAGCAATGGTAACATTAGTACCTGCAATCAAAGTAAAAGAACCGCCTGACGCATTTGCATCAACGTTTGATCCACCGACCGTAACTCGACTAAAACTGTTTGGTGCAGCAGCAGGAGCAATCCAATCATAATCTGAACCATCCCATGATAGTACTTGATCAGTTGTGGCACTAGCTGTATTAAGGTGAAGATCAATATCGTTATTCGCAAACGAACCACCCGCACCGGCAGCTACCCATTGATATTGTCCGTTAGCGCTTGTGGAAAGAACGTGCCCATCAGTTTCATCGTTTACTACATTAACCTTATATGCAAACGATTCTAGTGGATCTTCATATCCACTGATATCACCTGCCGAATTATCAGATAGTAATTTGCGCCACGTCCCGCCATGAGCATAATACATAGATGCAGCATCAACAGCATGAGCTATCGTACCACGATATGTGGTTGCGTTCACATCATCAACCAATGCTTTAGTATTATATAAGAAAGATACTTTATGTGGTTTACCTAATAAATCTAAAGCACCGTTGCTATCAAATAAATCAATTGGATTATTTGCATTACCTAATGCGAGATATAATTCGTTAAAGTTGTCGTTTACTTTATCGAACGAGTTGCGTAACGGGTCACCAGTCCCGTCATTGGCAGATGCACCGATATTAATTATTTGTTTAGACATTTTGTTTTCCTAAAATTCTTTATAGTTATGGTTATATTTATTATGATGGTTGAGTCACAATATCATAATCGTTTTCTAAGTACTGCCCAAGCAAGTATTTCATATCATCAGTTACAGAGTGACCAGTAACATCACGTAACCATACCACATTACCGTAATCACTAATTACCGAAAGGCTTCCGTATGCAGCTTGAGGTCCACCGAATCCAGCTTGACCACCAACCCATCCTTGAGCCTGTGCGAATCTGTAAGCGGAATTAGATGCGCTCAAGTACTCCTGGCTATTAAGTATTGAACCTACTCCACCGTTATAAGGAACAACTGTATCAGTTGTACCGTTCATTAATAATAATCTTCTTTGAGGTAATGGGTTTCTATATAAGTCGTATCCGTCGTTAGGATATGCATCACCTGTCTGTTCTTCGTTTGAAGGATAATAGAATAGGTTATTACGATACTGATCTGTATTTGATTGTGAGATCATACATGTAATTACATCAACTCCCGTATCGACAATTTCGACCGCGGCTCTTAGAGCAAGCGCACCACCATTTGATATTCCTATAATACGAATCTTCTCTTCATCAATATTATTATATAGTTTGAGATTCGTAAGTAATTCTTTTAACATTTCAATATCAGGACCCTTGCTAGTTTCCATTGAAATGTTCCACGATTGCTCATATCCTTCTACACCAATCAATATATGTCCAGGTAATACAGTCGAGTATTCAGTAACCAGGTCTGCTCCAGAACCGCCTTCCCCGTGTAATAGAATCGCAACTGGGTAAGGGGCCGAACCTGACGATGGCATTCCAATAGTAACATCGTAATCATGGAATCCTTGACTCCAATTTTTGGTCACAGTTAAGTCAGAACCTTTATCAGAAGATAATACTAATCCACCTGCACCGCCAGGAGAATGAGAAGCAGCAACATATGTACTATCCGCGGTATAGTTAGTTACCGAAGCTCTTAGTTCTGTAATGTCAGCTTGGTCAAACGGTGTGCCTCGGCCATCATCATTAAACAATCTTAAGAATCGCGGTTTAATTGTTCCACCTACGTAGGCCTTGTATGAGAAGTCACCAAATAATTTTGTACCTGCCAAGTGAACATTTTCTTTGAGTATTTGTTCGTATTCACCTATAGGCAAAGTTGATTTAATTTGATATGAATATTCCTGATAGAAGTCGCTATCTTGTACTCTATTACCTGAATCATAATACTCTTGGTCATAGGTATATGTAATTTGATCTACTTTCCAAACAACGTCTTCCTGTGATGCATACCAAGGTTGCGACTGTAAACTAGGAACTACAATATTATTCCATCTCGTCGTGACACTATCACTAGCCGTATTTTGTCGTAGTAATTCAAATTGAATTCCTGAAGTACCGCTGAATGGAAATCCTTGCTTTGTCATATCAAACATTGCGAAACCATCTGAAGCAATACTTGTAAACCACGCTTCATATGCAGGCATTGGAAGACCTGGATAACCATTCGTCAGCGGATCTATATTAAGGAATAGTTGTGTTGATAGTATACCCATATCCTGAGGCTTAATTGACGTTGATGATACTGGCGCGCTTAGTTCTTTATATCCACTTATATGAGAATTTTGTCCGGCCCAGTACCCACCTGTAACACCTTGAGTTTCAGCCGATATAAATCCTGATGCAATTCTTAACCCATCAGCATCTCTTAATTCACCTTTACCTTTTGCGTATTGTGCTGTAGTTGAATCACTTGGTAGATAAAAATCTGTACCATAACTAACATAGCCAAATCCTGAAGAAAGAATATTAACTGTTTTAACTTTGCCGATCGCAAACTCTGTTGTTGAGTTAATAATAGCGTTATCACCAAACCTTTGTGGATCACTGTAATCACTTTCAATTCCTTTAACGGCAAAGGCGCCACCTGGGTATCCTACTAATGCAATATCTTCGAGTGTATTTAAACCACTATAATTAAATGGTGTTACTACAATGTAGCCCCGCTGCGGGTTAGTCTCTTTAACAAGGCCATTAACACCTGAAGTTTTACCAACAATCCTATCGCCAACAGAGAAGCTACCTGCGTCTCCTGCGTCGTTAAAAGAAACAATTTGATTCTTGCGGTCAAGATTTTTAATTGCGCTATCTTGGGCAATTGCAAATACGTCATTAGTGTAGTTACTTCCTGGGTTAATATTGTCGAATCCAATTATGCGGCCTATTGTAAAATCTTGAATATCAAACGCATCTGATAATACAGTAGTAAGTACTACTGGTGACGCAGTACCAGACATTGGTGTGATCGCGCCGTAATCAGCCGCATCAAGTGTAACGTCTACATAAGGACTTATAACATCTGTAATAACCGAAGCAACTGATGTATCTGATAATCCTGAAACTATTACATCAGTATCATCTGCCGTGTCCGGAAAAAGATCTCCAGGCGATGATGAGTTTGGCGATGTAATTGCGTTTGTAAGTAAAGCTAAATTAATTGTAATCTGAGGCTGAGGTGTAGACACACCACCAACGACAATTGGCGGCCTAACTGTTGATACAAAAGAAGTATCGGTAAACTGCTGTCCCGAGTTCATACGAACGCCGACGGCATATTCAGTTTGTCCTATGACAATACCTTCACGATTATCCTGATCTCTTAATAATTCACCAACAATAAATTCTTGATTATA